AAAGTTAAACCGAACTATATGTTTCCCCTCGCTACGGCTTCGGTGGCAGTATGTTACATTGGCAGGGTTTATCAGCGTCCCATCAGCGCATTCAAACTGTTTCATCACTCTCTCTCCGTTGTCGTTGGTGCTGCTCTAACATTTGTTTCTCTATTTACTGGTAGATAACGTAAGCAATGCTCACACTGTTCGATTGTTTCCTTTGTGCCTTGACAGGGGCGATTACCCCGACCACCACCTGACCAACACACCCCATCAACGATAAATACACTCTCCTGTTTCACTTAGTTTTTCCAATGTCGTTAAGCTCTGTTGATTTCCAGATGCGAATAATATATTTGGCTTCTGATTTTGCACCATGGTTCAGGGTTAGCGCTTTTCTCAAAGCCTTATCCCGAGCGTTAGGGGGCCAATGTTTCACATGAAACATTGTTGCGTTGAGCGTCTCGAAATATTTATCCATCGCCATAACTATCAACTTGCTTAGGGTGTAGGTCTTCAAGAGACTTTTCAATAGACTCCAACCGACTAACGGTTTCTTTAAGCGCTAAAGTAAGCGATCGAGCAAGATCAAAAACTTCCTCAACCTCTTCGCCATCCAGCTCAATTGTTATTTTGGTCATAATTAATCCTTGTAGCTATCACGCTATACGCACGGGGCGGGTGACAACGGTTTGGAACTCGCCTTTGTAGTCTTCGTAATTCTTGATGGTTGCCTTGATGCGGATGCTTTCCCCTACCTTTGCAGGTTTGCCGGAATCATCATCAAGGCCGCTACTGCCCTTGTAGACAACTAGCTCGCCAGTGGAGGCAACAATCTTAATGATGTTGACCAAGCCGTAATAACCCTCAAACTGAAACTTGGCTACCACGGTGCCAGCAATCTCAAGGCGCTGTTTTGCCTCCCCAAGAAAATAGCCATTGGCCTTGGGCAGCACTGTTGCCGCTGATGGGAACTTAGCCAAAAGAATCGACTGCAAGGTAACCTTAATTGAAGTAAAATTAGCAAAGTGAGCTGGGTAATTTTCCAGCCAGTAGCGAACGTATCCTTCATCAGTCCCTTCAATGGGTTCGCCTTTATACTTCCCGAAGGGCCACTTACCAGCTTCGATTTGTTCAAGCCATTTAAGATTTCGTACTCGATTAAAATTTTCTTCGTGGGCCTCTGCCTCTATGAATGCCCACGCAAGATCTTCTTGTGCTTTGCGCTTAGATTCAGGCGTCTCATAATCGATTGCGCGGGTGTTAGGAAGGTACTCGTCGGCGGGCTTCAGCTTTATATTGTTGGCGGCTGCATAGGCGTTTGCCTTGGCAATCGCCGCCCCTTTTTTGGTGCTTAGATTTTTTAGGTGGCGGTCGCCTTGACAAAGGTAAGGCACAGCCACACCACCCTCGCCTCGAGTCCATCGCCTCTCCTGACATACCTCCCGAAGCGTGTAATAGTTATCGTTCAAGCCGGTAGAAATATAAATAAAGGTGTCGCTCATGATGTCTCTCCATTGATTAACTTACAACTTAATTATAGCAGCTTCCGTGTCGTTGTGCTAATAGCTGCGAAAGTAAAGCGTGCTTCGCGGCTCATCTTTCCATTCATAGCCTATTGCAGGCATAATGCCATAGAGGTCGTTTCCAGTGCAGGCAATATCTATGTAAGGCTTTAGCTCTGACAGGCTGACGTATCCAAGCTCGTTTTCATCGCCCAGAACAAGACCAAAAGCGACGTCTCCGTCACTCTCTTCGAGGTAGTATTCCCACCCATTTTTCAACAATATCCAGCGATCAATATTAAGAGCTGTATCGGTGTCAGTTTTAATCATTTCGCGCTTCATCTTTGTTCCCTCATCAACAATTAACTTATAAATAAATTATAGACTATGCCGTGTCGTATTGCAACTATTTGCACAGTATTTATTTTAGAATCCAGTCAAACAAACTGTAAGAACCCACGCAATACCCACGGCAAGAATAATAGTGCTAAGAATATCGCCGTAGATGGCCTTAAAGCGCGGTTCATCGCCAACCTTGGTTGCGTGCCGTTTTTTCACCATGTTCGTCCTCAGTAAGTAGCTTAAAAACGAAGTATAACTGATAACACAGTATTGCACAACGACACGGAATAGGCTATTATGTACATTCATCCCATTATTTAAAGGAGACAGCCAGATGCAGCTAGAGGGTAATGCAGCGTCAGCCAAGAAGCGTTTTTACAACCGCGTGCGTCGAACGTGCCTGTTACATAATATCGACATCGAGTATGACGGCGTGCCTAAAATGTACGCTGGCGTAGAGCTTAAGATTGATGGCGACATCATTTACGGTCAGTACGCGGATGACTGTAAGCCGCTTAATATTAATTGGCAGTCAATCCACGAGTGCCTTTTGGAATTTGGCTTCACGGGAGGAGTAAAATGATTAGACCTATAAAGCAAGTTAACAACATTTATGGTTATATACGAGTCTCAACCAAAGAGCAGGTTCGTTCAGGCGTGTCCCTTGAGCAGCAAAAAGACCTTATTAATGAGTTCGTCAAGAACAAATACAATCGACCTGTCGATGACTTCTTTATTGACGATGGCGTGTCTGGAACCGTGCCAATACTTGAGCGGCCAGCATCTAGAGACCTAACCGACAACATCGACCGCTGCGATGTGGTCGTCAGCACGCGCCTAGATCGTCTTTCGCGCTCAAGCAATGATCTGCTCAACATCATTCCTGTGCTGGAGGAGATTGGAATTACGCTGTTTTTCTGCGAACAGTTTGGTGATGTGCCGATTGTTTACCCCAAGGCGGAGAACAAGAAGGGTCTGCGAGCCGGTTTCGATATGAACGAAATGGCGAACAAAATCATGCTCATGGTGCTTTCTGCGGTTGCTGAGATCGAACACGCCACGATCAAGTCGCGGTTTGGTGATGGCAAGGTTGACTGGGCATCACGCGGCTACTCAATTGGTGGCTCAGCCCCGTATGGGTACGAAAAGGTCGCCGAAAAGCACGGAAACAAGACCCGCACACGGCTGGTCGAGGTTCCTGAGGAGCAGGCAGTATTAAAAACAATCTACCGCCTTCGAGGCAGGGGTCTTGGCCCCAAAAGAATTGCCAATCAGGTAAACAGCCTGCACGAGGGCGCCGAGTTTTCTTACTCGAAAGTACGAAGAATCCTCGATCGTAAATTTCAAGGTGTGCAAACCGCCGCTTAGTAGTTAGAATGCAACCTTATCTAATTTGATGGGGTGCAGGAATGGCAAGCGTTTACACAAACAACCTTACTCTAACCGAGATTGCGACGGGCGAGCAGGCTGGCGTCTGGGGGTTCACGACCAATGTTAACCTAGAGCTTATTGGCGAGGCCATGGGTTCTGGCACATACGAAGCCTTTCCGACCGATGCCGACTCATTGGCAACCCTTCCCAATGGCGCAACAAGCGCACTAAGATCAATTTGGGTTGATTTGACGTCAACATCGTCGCTGACCGCCACCCGCACATTAACGATCGGCCCCAACAGCATCAGTCGCTTGATGTTTATACAAAACTCCACCACTGGCGGCCAAACAGTCACAATCGCACAGGGCAGCGGCGCTACGGTTGATATTCCAAGCGGCCAAACAAAGGCAATAACCTTAAGTGGGGCTGGCGCAACAGCGGCGGTTACTGACGCCTTCCTTACCCTAAGCCAAACTCAAAGTAACGTCGCAACGCTAAACGTATCTGGCGATGCCGACATAGGAGGTTTTTTAACTGCAAGCCAGACCACAGTAGCGATGACAACCACGCCAGTCGTAGCAAGCGAGGTTGAAACATGGGTTGGCAAAAGGGTGGTCAACACCTTCGCGGGCGACTCGGCGATCACCCTGCCTGCTGCGAGCGCTTTGCAAACAAACCAATCAATTATAATAATGGTTCTTAGCGCAACAACGAACGCAACAATGACTATCACACCAAACGGTTTAGACGAAATAAAATTCGCAGACCCTTCCGCTGGAACCTATTTGGGCAATGGTGTTGGTGCTACGCTCGACATACGTAACGGTGGCGTCATTGAGCTTCAAAAAACAGCAGCGAACATTTACACGGCGTTCGGATCAGGAAAGGCATAATGTTTAAGTTCGGAATCATTGCAGCGTCAGCAGGTTCAGGCGGCTACACTCCAGCAAATATTGCTGATGTGGCGTTTTGGCTAAACCCCAACGTGTCAACGCCGACGAACGTACCTAGAACTGGGAGCGGGAGCACTCCGCCTAATTCTATCTTTAAGGTGCAAAGCATACCCAACAGCTACGTTGTCGGTGAGAGTGCGTACATGGTGGCCACTAACACCCTGCTATCATCTAACATTGGCACAGCAACATTTCCCTCCAAGGAATATGGAAAGTCAATAACCAGCGCGAGCAACGCAATCGCCATGGGCCGCTCCAATGGGGGAACGAGCTTTCAAAACGTCATAAACATTCTTAAGGCATACAATACGCCGCCTAGCAGCGGCATGACAACAAACGTGATTAACACTCAAGGCCCGATTACCTTGTTGTTTTCTGCATTTTTTAAAAGGTCTAACTCATTTAATAATGCCACGCAGACTATGCTCGCACTGTCTGACGCCGACCAATCCAGCGGAGACATGGGCAGCTCAACGGTTTGGCCAAGCGTGACGTTGGGCAACGGCGCCGGTTGGATTCAGCAGAAGGTCAATACTACAGCCGCAGATCCTGACAACAGAGCACCAACAATCTCAATATACCGTGGCGGCACCCCCATGTATATCGATAACCTGCCGCTAGGAATAAGATTCGGGGATAATATTACAGATCGACCCCTGCGTTTAGAAAGGCCGTATCTCCGCCCAGAATTTTTAGCCGTTGTGATGAACGGTGCCAACAGCAAAGTCTACTATATGAACACCGACACTAATTATGCTGATGGCACAGATATTGGAAACAATAATGTCCGCACGGTGGCCGTTGGAAATAACGTAAGCGGCCAAGATAATATTCTTGGGAGCGCCCAAACCAGTGAGATGGAATGGGATCTAAATGAATTTGTTCTTGTGAACAATGAAATGTCAACCATTGAGTTAGACGAGTGGTTTGAATACGCGGCAGAGCAATTTGACCCGCTGCCACCCGTCCACGCTCATGTTAAACTTGAACTGAGGCCAGCCGATGGCTTTAATGTCTCCGGCTATGCAGCCACAGGATACGGCAACTTCCCAAACAAGCCGCCCAGTCCCCCTGAGAATTCCTCGGGTGATCCGACAGGATCATGGACAGATGTTGCTCCGCGTCCCGATTTTATGCAGCCCATTGGCGATTTCAAATCGGCAACTTTCGGGAATGGGGCATACGATGCAAGCGGGAACATTCCTGCGATGGGCGGCCTGCGGTTCTTTTTCACCGCTGCCAATGACAACTGGAAATATATTTGGACGCACATAGCAATAACCAACGTCACAAAGGGCAAGTTTATCGGCTATGGAACATATAACACCAGTGGTCAAGATGGGCTTCCGTACCCAAGCTACGCAACTTTTGGAATTGACAACACAGAATGGAATCTAGACCCGAACCTTTATAATCCTGATTTTAGTGACGTGCTAGGAATTACCTTCATCAGTGACCCAGATTATAAGCAAGTTACAAAAAATGCCCCAGTATTTCCGTTGGCCGGAAAAATCACATCATTTACATACACTGGTAACATAAAAATCATAAACGGCGGATCTGGTGATAATCCGAGCGTGGCAAATAGCAGAAGCTCTACTGACCCTAATGGTGGTGTTACCAGCCCGATTCAATATCTTAGCGCGAAAGGTGAAAATGGTGGCTTTGCAAACTTCAAAATAACCGCCGCAACCTATAACCCAGCATACCGTTGGTGGGAGGTTACTACCATTCAAATGGTAGAAGCCGGATCTCGGTTTGAGGTGGGGGAGAAACTTTACATGGGCGCATCAACAAGCAGCATCCCTAGAGGTTTTATAACAGTAACCGGAGTGACTGCGGACAGCACAGTCCCAGTCGGGGCGGTTTTAGCTTACTCGGGCGGGGTTCCTTTCGCTTATTACACATCTGCAAATAGCCCAGATACTAGCCCTGTCGGGGAGACAATCGATGCCATTACAGTGTCCTCAGCTAACGGAAATAATCTCGAGGGTGTTATTACCGCAGCCACACAGAGCGCAGCAGGATCACAATTATGGACGGTAACTGCAATGGAAATAGCCAACTTCGGAACTGGCTTTGTCGTCGATGATACGTTTACATGGGGACAAAGCGGCGTCGTAGCCACAGTCACGTCGATTGCCTAAGAAAAATATGTCAAAAATAGCATTAAAGGACTTCGACATTCTCTCAGATCAAGATCAAGCCGAGGCGCTTGCTCTTGTCGAGCGTTATAACCAAATGGAGAAGCAAGACGAGTGTCAGGGCGATTTTATAAAGTTCGTAAAGCATCAGTGGCCTGAATTTATTGAGGGCCGACACCACAAGATAATTGGCGAAAAGTTTAATCGAATAGCGCAAGGAAAGCTGAAAAGGTTAATCGTGTGCCTACCTCCGCGTCATTCAAAATCTGAATTTGCATCGACATTCTTCCCTGCTTGGATGATGGGGCTTCGCGGCGACCTTAAAATAATTCAGACAACACACACCGCTGAGCTGGCAGTACGGTTTGGCCGCAAGGTCAGAAATATTATCGATGGCGATAAGTTCAAATATGTTTTTCCCAATTTAAAGCTGCAAGCAGATAATAAATCGGCGGGTAGATGGACGACCAACATGGAGGGTGAGTCTTTTTACGCAGGCGTTGGTGGCGCAATTACTGGTCGCGGCGCCGACCTTCTTATTATTGATGACCCGCACTCAGAGCAAGATGCACTTTCGCCAACCGCGATGGAATCTGCTTACGAGTGGTACACCTCTGGCCCAAGGCAGCGGCTTCAGCCCAACGGCATAATTATCATAGTTATGACGCGATGGTCTACCAAGGACTTGGTCGGAAAGGTGCTTAAAAACCAATCAGAAGATCATGCCGATCAGTGGGAGGTTGTTGAGTTCCCCGCAATCATGCCCGATACCGAAGAGCCGCTCTGGCCTGAGTTTTGGAAAAAAGAAGAGCTGCTGTCGGTAAAGGCATCGCTGCCCTTGCCGAAATGGAACTCGCAGTGGCTGCAAAATCCTACCGCAGAGGCTGGCTCGATCGTAAAGCGAGACTGGTGGAAAGTTTGGGAAGCAGAATATGTGCCAGCCTACAGCTACGTGATTCAGTCGTGGGACACCGCGTTTTCAAAAAAAGACACTGCGGATTACTCAGCCATCACGACATGGGCAATATTCAACCCGTATGATGGCAGCGCAGATCAAATATTGTTGCTTGATGCAAAAAGAGTTAGGCTTGACTTTCCAGAGCTTAAAAGGCTCGCCCAAGACGAATACAAATACTGGAAGCCTGATTGCGTGCTCGTCGAGGCCAAGGCTTCAGGAACGCCACTCACGCAGGAACTTCGGCGCACTGGCATTCCGGTCACTGCCTATACACCGTCACGCGGTCAGGATAAGATAGCGCGAATGAACTCGGTTGCGCCTGTATTTGAGTCAGGCATGGTATGGGCGCCGGATAAGTCATTCGCAACCGAGGTTATCGAGGAGATGGCGTCTTTCCCATTTGGCGATAACGATGACTATTGTGACAGCGCGACAATGGCAATAATGCGGTTCAGGCAAGGGGGGTTTTTATCCCTTGGAACCGATTATGCCGACGAAATTAAGCCCTTAGGCAAAAATAGAACGGTATTTTATTAAATGGCCATAGAAAACAACTTTCAAGAAGAAGTACCAGTTCAAGACGACAGCAGGGCAATGGTTGTTGCTCCTGAGCCAACCAGAGACGACGAAATCCGCAACGCTGCCGAGATTCTCGTCATGGAGGAAGGCGTGCTGCTTGACGACGAGATTGACCAAGAGGTCATACCTCAACAGCTTGCCTTTGATGACAACCTTGCCGATTTTATTGATGAAAGAGAGCTTTCTCGCATATCTGGCGGAATAATTAGCGCAATCGAGGCGGACAAGGAATCTCGATCCGAGTGGGAAAAAATATATATCGAGGGCTTGAAATATCTAGGCATGAAGTTTGACGCCACGCGCTCGCAGCCATTTGAGGGTGCCTCCGGCGTCATTCATCCGATACTGGCTGAGGCCGTCACTCAGTTTCAGGCCCAAGCATACAAAGAGCTACTTCCCGCCAAAGGGCCAGTAAAGACCGAGGTGATTGGCGCAAGAACTGTGGAAGCAGAAATGCAGGCCGAGCGAGTTCAGGACTTTATGAACTACTACATCATGAACGTGATGGAAGAGTACGACCCTGAGCTTGATATGCTCCTGTTCAACTTACCCGTGTCAGGCTCGTGCTTTAAGAAAGTCTATTTCGATATGGCTCAGGGCAGAGCAAAAAGCTCATTCATCCCGCCGGAAGATTTAATCGTGCCTTATGAAGCTAACGATTTATCTTCTGCTGAGCGGGTAACTCACGTCGTCAAGATGAGCACAAACGAGATTCGTAAAGGTCAGCTCACTGGCATCTATACGGACGTTGAGCTGTCAACCGAGACATACAACTCGACTGGTGAAATCCAAGAACAAATTGATGATATTGAGGGGCTGAAGCCGTCGCATCAGGAGAGTCGCGATCGAACCGTCTTTGAAACACACACCCTGCTAGACATTGAAGGTTTTGAGGATGTCGGTGAGGATGGTGAGCCAACAGGATTGAAGCTCCCTTACATCGTTACTATTGATGAAGACACAACAAAAGTGTTAGCTATTCGTCGCAACTACGAAGAGCAAGATCCAAGTAAGAGCAAAATAAATTATTTCGTTCAATACAAGTTTCTTTCTGGTCTTGGGTTTTATGGGCTTGGGTTAAGTCATATGATTGGCGGCATTGCAAAAGCCAGCACATCTATACTTAGACAGCTAATCGATGCGGGAACATTAGCTAATTTACCTGCTGGTTTTAAAGCTCGCGGCATGAGAATCCGCGACGAAGCCAACCCTTTGCAGCCGGGCGAGTTTCGCGACATAGACACCACAGGGGCGAGCTTAAAAGAGAATTTAATACCGCTTCCAATTAAAGAACCAAGCAACGTATTAATGAGCTTGCTTGGAATGCTGGTTGATTCTGGAAAAAGATTTGCATCCATCGGCGACATGAATGTTGGCGACATGAATCAAGCAATGCCAGTTGGAACCACAGTTGCATTGTTAGAGCGCGGCACGAAAGTTATGTCCGCGATTCATAAAAGACTTCACTACGCACAGCGGATGGAGTTTAAACTTTTAGCTAAGGTTTTTGCCGAATACCTTCCGCCAGATTATCCCTACGCAACTGGATCAGGCCCGCAAGAGGTTAAGGGGCAGGATTTTTCAAATAGCGTTAACATAATCCCTGTATCTGACCCAAATATTTTCAGCCAAAGCCAGCGTATAACAATGGCACAAGAGCTGCTTCAAATGGTTCAAAGCAACCCTGAGCTACATGGCGAGCAAGGAACTTATGAGGCGTACCGAAGAATGTACGCAGCCCTTGGGGTTGATGATGTTAATATGCTTTTGCAGCCTCCAACGCCTCCGCCAGAGCCTCAACCAAAAGGCTCGGGGCTAGAGAATTTGTCTCTGCTACAGTTGACAGGCGCAACAGTATTTCAAGATCAGGATCATGAAGCGCACGTCAATTCGCACAGGGCTTTGTTTATGTCAAAGCTGGTTCAGGATACGCCACAACTTCAGGGCGCAATAATTGGCCACTGCATGGAGCACTTGCAGTTTATTGCAGACGAGCAGGCAGAAAAACAAATGCCGCCAGAGATGGCGGAGCAAGTCCAGCAGTTGCAGCAAATGTCTCAGCCTCAAGAGGGCCAGCCCCCAGCGGAGGGCCAAATACCTCCAGAGCAGGCCCAGCAATTTTTACAGCAAATTGAGACAGAAAAGGCCCGTATTGCTGCGCCAATTATGGCGCAACTTTCTAGCGACCTAATGGCCAGCCTCCTTAGTGGTGGTGAGCAGGATCCGCTGGTTTCTATCAGGGAGAAAGAGCTTGATTTGCGCGAGCAAGAAATGCAAAGCGACAACGCTCAATTTGCCGCTAGGCAGGAGCAACGCGAGAGAGAGCAAGAGGACAGCAACCGAGAGGCGCAAGAGAGATTTAAGATACAGCAAAGCGCCGCTGAAGATAAAATGGATATTGCCATCCGCAGACTTGATCAGCAGGCGCGGCTTAAATTATTAGACATGAATCAAAAGAACAGGGGTTAATATGACTACAAGCTACAAGTTAGAGGCTCAACGCCAGCTAAAGATTCAAAAGAAATTGACGAGAGAAATCGAGGCAGCAGAACGAAAAGCTGCGGAAAGTGTTCCAGAAATAACCTTGCCCGAGCCAAAGCTGGTGGAGAAGGTTGTCGAAAAGGAAACGATGGTTGATCTTGTTGTTAAAAAGGCAAGAAAGGCTAAAAGCAAAGCAGGCACAAAAAAATCGGAGAGCAATGATGAAAAGTAAGTCGAGCAAACCAAAAAACAAAACCGTTAGTGAAGCAAAGAAAGGTTCTGGCGGGTACGGAAAAGTTGGCGGCGAAGCGGTTCGCATGAAAACTCGCGGCACTGGCGCAGCTACTCAGGGTCTTTACTTTTACTCGCGTACATAGCCATGGCGGAAAAAGATCCTAGATTGAAGCGGGCTGGCGTGTCTGGTTTTAATAAACCAAAAGGCACGCCGAGCCACCCCAAAAAATCGCACATTGTTGTCGCCAAAGAGGGCGATAAAATAAAAACTATTCGCTTTGGTGAGCAGGGTGCAAAAACTGCTGGAAAACCAAACGCCAATGAAAGCGCGGCAATGAAAGCGAAGCGAAAATCATTTAAAGCGCGGCACGCTAAAAACATAGACAAGGGTAAGATGTCAGCAGCATATTGGGCTAACAAGGTTAAATGGTGAGGTAGGTCATGCCACTTAAGTCAGGCAAGAGTCAAAAAACAGTTTCTAGCAATATAAGCAAACTTCGTCGAGAGGGTAAAAATCAAGATCAGGCAGTTGCTATTGCTGTAAGCAAGGCCAAAAACATGAACGACGGTGGCGAGGTAAAGCGCGTCAAGTGCAGAGGTACTGGCGCGGCAAAGCGGGGGTTATATTTTAAGGAGATAAGATGAGTGATATTGATTTAATTAACCATTTAAAGAAAGAGATTTCAAGAAAAAGAGAAGACATAACTTCGGTCATGACTGAAGGTATGCTAAAAGATATGGAACATTATAAAAACTTGCAAGGACAGATAGAAATGTTAAACTTTGTAGAAATGTCCATTTCGGATTTCTACAAGGAGAATAAATTTTGAGCAAGTCCAGCATTGATCAGGCCTACACCGAGGGTGACGATAGAACTCTCGATCCCAAACTTTTAGATATGACGCTCGTCGAGAGAATGCCCAGCCCAACCGGATGGAAGATGCTGGTTCTTCCGTATGCGGGACAAGCAAAAACAAGAGGCGGTATAGCCCTCACCAAGGAAACCTTGGATCGCGAATCTCTGGCCACGGTCGTGGCTTACGTGGTCAAAAAAGGCCCGTTGTGCTACAGCGACACAGAGAAGTTTGGCGATAAACACTGGTGCGAGGAAAAGCAGTGGGTACTTATAGGCCGATACTCTGGCGCAAGATTTAAGCTAGAAGATGGAGCTGAGGTTCGCATCATTAATGATGACGAGGTTATTGGCACAATTATCAACCCTGACGACATAGTGAGCTTCGCATGATCGAGAACACAAATGCAGCCCCAGAGGCTGAAGAAATTATTGATATTAATATATCTGACGATTCGCAGATTCAAGATTCGCCCGAAGATGAGCTTGAGAAATATACGAAATCGGTTTCCAAGCGAATCAACAAGCTGAATGCTAAAAATCGTGAAGCCGAGGATCGTGCTAAGCAAGCCTTTCAAGCCGCCGCGCAAAAAGAGTACGAGCTTCAGCAATATAAGCAGTACACGCAGCAGATGGGTACTACGGTTTTGCAAAAAGAATCTGAGGCGCTTGATTCAAAAGAGGCCCAAGTTGACGAAATATTTAAAAAGGCAGTAGAGGCAAATGACGCCGAGCTAATGTCAAAAGCAACAGGGCTAAAAAACGAGTTAGCAATACAGCGGGAAAAGGTTAGGGTGGCATCTGCTCGACAGGAATCAGAGCAGCAACAGTACCAGTCACAGTACCAGCAACCGGCCCAAAACTTTCAGGCGTCGTCTTCCCAGCAAGTCTATAATCAATACAGCGAGCCTGATGAGACAGGTGATTCGGACGAACCAACTCCTGAAGCTGCAAGCTGGCATGAAAGAAATAGCTGGTATGGCGACGAGTCCTCAGATGAACACAAAGAGGCTTCGCAGTTTGCTTATTACACTCATTTTAACCTTATAAATGAAGGCATTGAGCCGGATAGCGATGAATATTACGCAGCACTAGACCAGCGCGTCTCGAAAGTGTATCCTTCGCTCATAAATGCTGGTTCTGAAGATATTGACTCTTCGGATACTCAGTCGCGACCCGCCGTGCAAAGAGTCGCGTCTGCCTCAGGTTCTGGAGGACGGCAACAAACACGAGGCAAAAAGAACGGGGTTAGTTTTTCTAAGTCTGAAGTCGAGCGTCTCCGAGGACTCAAGCCACACAATATGACCGAAGAAGCATGGTTACAGCGAGTGGCGAAAGAGAAGCAGAAAATCGCACAGAGAGAGGCATTTTAAATGACTGAAGTAAAAGTAAAACCAGCAAACCGTTCTTCGCGTGAATCTCAGGCGCACGATAAACAGGCCCGAAGAAAACCATGGCGTCCAACTCGAAAGTTAGAAACACCGCCCGCGCCTAACGGTTATACTTACCGCTGGATTCGGGAGAGCATGATGGGATCGGAAGACAGAGCAAACGTCGCCCGACGAGTCAGAGAAGGCTGGGAACTTGTAAAAGGTACTGAGCTTCCCGCAGACTTTGAATTTCCCACTATGGATAACGGTCGATATGAAGGCGTTGTGTACAACGAAGGCTTGCTGCTGGCGAAAATACCAAGCGAGACTGTTGACGAACGTAATGCTTATTATGCAGACAAAACTCGTCAGGCTAAAGAATCGTTAGATAATTCAATCTTTAACGAGTCTAGCAAAGACGGTCGATATGTGAAGTATGATCCTCAGCGGGACAGCCAAGTAACTTTTGGTCGCGGGTAATATTACCCGCCAATATGAGGTAAAACACAATGGCTAACATTAATAGCCCTAGTGGGTTAGTTCCCACGCGCATGATTGGTGGCGCACCTTACTCAGGTGGTCAGTCTCGCTATCGTGTTGCATCTGGCACAGTTCTTTATCAAGGAGACCTGTGTTTTCAAGAGACTGCTGGCACCATCGGTCGTCATGAAGCTGCTTCCACTGTCCCAATCATTGGCGTTTTTAACGGTTGCACCTACACAGATGCTGCTGGTGAACTCCAATGGAGTAACTACAAACCAGCAGGATTTGTTGCTGAAGCAAATGTGATTGACGACCCAAGTGTTGTCTTTTCAGTACAGGCTGACGCAGCGTTTCCTGATACGGAGTTGTTTGGCAACTTCGATATTGTTGACGGCAGCCCTATTGGCAACGACAAGACCGGAACGTCGAATATGTCTCTGGCCGTCTCAACAGGCGCCACGACAGCAACACTTCCTTTAAAAGCCCTCGATATTTCTGGGGATCCCGATAATAGCGATCAGGCTGCGGCATACGCGAACATATTAGTGGTTATTCAGAACCATGTGTTTGGTGTAAAGTCTGCTGGCTTAGCTTAACCGTTAGGAGTAAATAGATAATGGCTATTTCACGCGCCCAACTAGCAAAAGAGTTAGAGCCGGGATTGAACTCCTTGTTTGGCTTAAGTTACGACACATATTCGCGAGAATATGCAGACATCTTCACTATTGAAGATTCTCAACGAGCATTTGAAGAAGAGGTGTTAATCACCGGCTTTGGTAGTGCTCCAACAAAAACCGAAGGCCAATCAGTTGCGTTTGATAATGCAGGTGAAGGCTGGACTTCTCGCTATACAGCAGAGACTATTGCATTAGCATTTTCGTTAACCGATGAAGCTGTGGAAGATAACCTCTACGACTCATTAGGAAAACGCTATGTTAAAGCGTTAGCTCGCTCAATGGCTAACACCAAAGAAGTTAAAGGCGCTGATATTTTAAACAACGCATTTAACACAACTGGTGGATACAATGGTGGTGATGGTGTTTCTTTAATCAACACAGCGCACCCATTGACTGGCGGCGGAACTGCTGCCAACCGTGCAACGGTTATGTCTGATCTTAACGAAGCCTCTCTAGAAGATGCTTTGATTGACATCAGCACATTCACCGATGATCGAGGTTTAACCATCTCGGTTCAAGCCACCAAGCTGATTGTTCCACCTCAGCTAAACTTTGTTGCTGACCGCATCTTGAACTCTACACTACGTTCAGGTACTGCCGACAACGACATCAATGCGATGAAAAATACTGGAGTCCTCCCGCAGGGCTACATGGTTAATCACTACCTGACTGACCCTGAAGCGTTTTTCCTCTGCACCACAATCACTGAAGGCGGTGAAGGTCTTAAAATGTTCCAGAGAACTTCGATGGAAACAAATATGGAACCTGACTTCAGCACAGGTAATATCCGATACAAAGCGCGTGAGCGTTATAGTTTCGGCTGGTCGGACTGGCGCGGCGTTTACGGCTCCGCTGGCGGCTAAAAAAACAAGGCGACCTCTATCGGGGTCGCCTTTTTTACTTTATCCTGACTGCACTTGCAGACTCACCCACGACAGGAGAATGACATGGGTACTACTACTGTGTCCGGCCCAATAAAGGCTGGAATAATCAAGCACACCACAGGCTCAATAGTTGGCGAAGACATTGCTAACACTGGTTTTGTTGAGATGTCACAAGTCTCGGCACAACTTACTCAAACCGCGCTCGACACCAGCGCAGCGACCACCATCGTTATTCCAGCAAATTCTTTGATCAAGAGTATCAATATTTTTGTTACCACGGTTTTTGCCGCGACCAACACTGTAGATGTTGGCTGGGACTATGACAATGCTGGCACGGGCGTAGTTGCAGCCACCGCGCTGGCCACTGGCACCGCCCTCTCGGCCATCGGTAAGACGAACATTGCGCCAACGGCAAGCGCATCCATTGTTAAAAACTGGGTTAATGTCGGCACAGACGATAAGCGTATTCGCATCACACCAGCAAACGGTGGCTCTGGCGAGTGTTATGTTATTGTTGAGTATGTTCAGGCGGCAAACGTCGTAATACCAACCTAATTCAAGATGGCAATTACGACTGGCGGGGTTATATCAACATCAGTGCTGGCTGTTGACGCAGTTGGCACTGATGTCATTGTGGCCGGAGGCAAAGGAGCTTCCGAGAACCCGCTCGCCCCTTGGCCCAGCACATTCACCAGTGCGGAGCCTGACACGACAAATAATGTTGCAACTGTATCCTATAAGTTCCGCAACGCTCTATTTGACTATACTAACGCCTATTTTAATGGTGTTGTGTATGATAATTGGCCCAACTTTGACCTGACAGATCGAACCGTAAATGTAGGCGAACCCAACCCGCAGCAGTTTCAATGGAAGCATTTTAGCAGCTTGATTGTTAATCATGGCGCAGGGCAAGACTTTAAAAGTTTTCTTGGAAATATTTTCTTAGCGTCATCGCCAAATTATCCCGATACGCAATTTGGTGCAGCCTTGCAGCAGCGCGTTTTGCGGCAATACGGTTCGGGTACTTTTTTCCCGATAGTAGGCTCGGCTTATGACAATACCGTACTCAAGACAGCGCAGACTGAAAAGCCAAACGTCGGCGCAATGACCAACGCTGCGGTTACTTATGCCAACGCGCAATCCGTTGGTGATGCTTGGAATTACATTGCAGACACTGGTATAAATAACGACCAATTTTGGTGTCGTCACGAGTGGTCTCAATCGGTTCCAGTGCTCGCCGCTGATTATGCAAACCTTACCACTAACGATTTCTTAAAGGTTGGCGGACAGTTTAGGTTTGACCCAAGAGACCCAATGAGGCCAAAGAGCTTCGCTGGCATATTGGTTGAGTGGAAGGTTAACAATACCGCCGTAAAGCAGGCCCGAGACGTTATTGTTTTCAGAAACAGTACCCAGTACCCAACCAAAGCTGATTTGGATCTATTTGAAGGCACCGTGAGCGGGGCAGCGGGCAGCGATAACACTCGCACCAACACGGCTAACTTCAGGGGGATCGCTCCGCCAAATGACCCCTCGCTCGCCGTGGCTGACTTTATGAGCCAGTCAACCGGCGTTGACACGACGATCACCGTAAGGGATGTCGTTGACATTGCAGACTATTCTCAGTTTACGGAATACAATTACAATGTTCCTGTTCCGGCAACATATATTGATGGGGAGATAGCACAGGCCAGAGTGAGTTACTTTTTTGCTGAAAACTCTAGCTACATGACCCCCGACCAAATTGTGAATGTCGATAGCCTTGTCATAGGAGGTGCTTACGTCATTTCCAGTGCTGGAGATACAACGCAGGCGCAATGGTTGACAATCACTGGCACGTCGGTTGGTATTGACGTGCCTATAGCTTTGATTGAGCTTAACGGGACTTATACAATTAAAGAGGTTGGTGACAGCGACTTTACAAACTTAGGCGCACCCAACAACAACGTGGGTACGGCATTCATTGCAAGCAGGGCAGGCAATGCCAGTGACGGCACCGGAGTCGCTAGTCTTGGCGGTTATTTAGCTGGAAAAACTTTTATTGCAGCGGCATCCGTGTCTGGAACAACAGGAACAGCTAAGCCGCTGACTGGCTCTTTTGATGTCTTTAGTCCGCACGTTAGCCTTGTTGAAGGTTAAACTAAAAAGTTATTATCGAGGTAAGTCATGTCACTATATTACAAATTAGATGGAACCCAAGATGCCGAGACAACGCTCGAGTTTCTCGTCAGAGATGGGTCTAGTGGCGGCAAGGTTTCGCTGTTCAGCAACCTTGTCAACACTGTCAATATTCAAGTTTTTAACGGTATTGGTTATACCGCGTACACTGTTGCTACCGAGGCGACTGTTCTAGATAGCGAGACAAATGTTGCAGTTATTCAGGCCGCTGGAAATTTTAGGGTTGTGATCCCCGCATCCACCCCGATAGCAATGTACGTTTCGAT